GAAGGCGCGCAATTCACCGACCACGGGAAAAACGGATACGGCCAACAGCGCAACGGATGGTCGATGGACGGCGCAACTACGCATGACCATTGCCTCCCGACGGCGCGGATGGCGTTTGCCAACTACATCAACACCCTGCACGGAGGTGAGCGTTGGAATTTTTGGTATAGCTGGCCGGACGACTACCCCAAGCCGCTTTGGGAGGTCAATCCTTGGGTCTGGGTGATTGAGTTCCGGAGGGTGCAGCCATGAGTGCGGTGTTCCGGATCGGGCGGACTCGGGTGGTGATGGTGGCGACGGGCTGCGAGGACTGTGGCTGCACGCATGCCCCGGCGTGGTCGCGGGAGGGGCGCTGGGTCCAGGTGGCGGTGGGCGGCCGGGCGGCGATGCTCGATCTGCCGCTGTGCCAGGCTTGCGCGGATCGGCGGGGCCGCGGGGAGTTCGCGGGGCTGCGGCCGGATGACTCGGACAAGCCGTTGGAAGGGGGGCTGGGCTGATGGGCGGGGCGGACCGGGGGGAGCTGCAGGGGCTGCGGGATGAGGTGAAGGGGAAGCTGTCGTTCCTCGATGTGCTGGCGCTGGAGGGGATCGCGGTGCGTCGGTCCGGGCCGAATTGGGTGGCGTGCTGCCCGTTTCACCAGGAGCGGACGCCGTCGTTCACGGTGCACGGGTCGCGGTTGTATGCGGGGCATTGCTATGGGTGCGGCTGGCATGGGGACGTGATTGATTTCTGGCGTGAGCGTCGCGGCGGGGGGTTTTTGGAAGCACTTCGTGCGTTGGCGTCACTGGCGTCAATCCCGGTGGATCTGAGGGAGTGGAGGCAGGCGGCACAGGTGCCGCAAGTGACGGAGGTGGCGGCTGGGATGCGGGAAAAACCCGCGCTGCCGCGGCTGAGGGCCTTGCGGGAGGATGAGGTGGCGCACTTGGCGGAGTTGCGGGGGTTGAGTGTGCCGGGGGTGGCGGCGGCGGCGGCGGCGAAGCGGGTGGCTTTCGCTCGGTGGCCGCAGTGGCAGGGGCGAGATGGGGCTTGGCGGGAGGGCTCGGAGTCGGCGGGGGCCTGGGTGGTGACGGATTCTGCGCGCTGGGTGGCTCAGTTTCGCCGGTTGGATGGCGCGGCCTACCGGATCAAGCGGGATGGCGGGGAGTGGGGTGAGATCAAGGCTTGGACGAAGGGCTCTCCGGCGTGGCCGCTGGGGGCGGGGGAGATGGGTGAGCGGGGGGCGGTGGTGATGGTGGAGGGGGGTGCGGATATGCTGGCGGCGTTTCATTTTCTGGAGGGCTGGGGGCGGCTGAATGAGGTGGCGGTGGTGGCGATGCTGGGGGCCTCGAACCGGATCGCGGGGGAGGCGCTGCCTTTGTTCGAGCGGAAGCGGGTGCGGATCTTCATGGATGCGGATGAGCCGAAGGGGGACCGGGGGATTCGTCCAGGCGCGGAGGCGGCGGCGCGCTGGGGGGAGCAGCTCGTGGAGGCGGGGGCGGCGGTGGAGGTGTTTTCGCTGGATGGGTTGACTCGGCGCGATGGGTCGCGCGTGAAGGATTTGAATGATTTGGCTTTGGCGGATGACGCGGTGTGGGCCGCGGGGGAGCTGAGGGAGGCTTTCTTCGATTTCGACTTCTAGGAAAGGGGCACTATGGAAAATCAGCAGGGCAATGGAGCGGACGAGGCGCCGAAGGCGACCGAGGCGACGAACGGCACGGCGGCGGCCGCGCAGGACGTGGAGGCGAAACCGAAGCGGCGCGGCAAGGTGACGAAGGCGGGGAGGGGGAAGCCGGCGGAGTTCCAGCCCGGGGCGGCGGCGGCGCCGAAGGTGTTCGATATGGACGGGGTGGCGAAGGATTTGGATCTGTGGTGGGAGGATGGGGGCGGCACGAATTTCCACGTGGGGGATGGGTCGGGGACGTCGTGGTCTTGCTGGCCGGAGAAGAAGGTGACGAACCTCTTCAAGACGAAGTTCGTGCGGCTCAAGGCGCGTGAGGGTGAGACGCTGAGTGAGGCGGAGCAGGTGCTCATGCACACGATGCGGACGCGGCGGCTGGATGTGACGCTGGCGGCGATCGCGGGATACCGGGCGGGGATCTATGACATCAGCGGGCGTCGGGTGATGGTGCGGTCTTCGCCTCAGCTCGTGGTGCCGACGAAGGGGGAGTGGCCGACGGTGGAGGCTCTGATCCGGGCGAAGCTGGACTTCGGCTACTCGGATCCGGATGGGCATGGGATCGATCAGACTCCGTATTTCCACGGATGGATGAAGACGGCAGTGGAGGGGCTCTACCTGGGCGGGCCGGGGAACTTCCGGCCTGGGCAGTGCCCGATCTTCGCGGGGCCGGCGGATTGCGGTAAGAGCCGCCTGCAGCATCAGGTGATCACGGGGCTGCTGGGCGGGCGGAGTGCGGACCCGGGGCCGTATTTGTTCGGCCGCACGGACTTCAACGGGGAGATGTTCGCGGCGGAGCATCTGATGATGGAGGACCCGGCTTCGTCGCAGAAGACGGTGGACCGGGTGTTCTTCGGCGAGTCCTTGAAGCAGCTCGTGGTGAACGACACGCAGCGCCTGCACGAGAAGCGGGAGAACGCGATCATGGTCAGCCCGTTCTTCCGGACGACGATCTCGATCAACGACGATCCCGATAAGCTGCGCGTGCTGCCGTTGCTGACGCCGGACATGAAAGACAAGGTGATGCTGTTCCTGGTGTCGCCGGCGCCGCTGCCGATGCCGACGGCCACGCTGGAGGAGCGCCAGGCTTTCCGGGAGAAGATCGCGTCGGAGCTGCCGGCCTATGCTTGGTGGCTGCTGAATGAGTTCGAGATCCCGGAGGAGCTGCAGTCGGTGCGCTTTGGCGTCCGCGAGTGGCACCACCCGACGTTGATGGCCGAGCTGTTCGACGACACGCCGGCGGGCGAGCTGCTCCGCATCATCGATGCAATGGAGTTCGTCAGGCTGCCGGATGATCGGAAGCTGTGGCAGTTGGAGAGCTCGAGCAAGACGGTGGGCGAGTCGTGGGAGGGGACCGCATTTGACTTGGAGAAGCTCATGCTCTCGGACACCTGCACCCTCAACCGGGAGTCCAAGCGTCTCTTCATGCACTCGAAACTCGACCGCCTGCTCGCGCGCCTCCGCGAAGATGAGCCGGACCGCGTCGCCCATCGTCGGACGAAGTTGGCGCGGCATTGGGTTATTTCTCGGCCCTCGTAAGCGACACTTCCGTCATCGCCTCCGGTGACGGCTGGTGACGCACGTGTGACGCCTCATCCGTCAACCCTAAGTGTGCTAGTTGCAACGCTTTCTGCCGTTGGTGACGCTGTGACGCTCCGCCGCGAGTTCGGATATCCACGCCCGTGCGCTCCTCCTATCTCTGTCCTAAATGCTGGCAAGTATTGTGTGTGTGTCACCTACGTCACCAAGATGGCAAAGCTGTGTCCCTCAGATGGTTAAGGGTGACGCTGGCACTTCGGGGCTGGTGTCACCTCCCGTCACCTTGGGACAAAGGAATCTTTTTGCCCGTGGGGCGGGGGGTGCGGTTGGTTCGTCTCCCAGTGGTTTTTCGCGTGCACCGCGTGAATTCTTTGTGTCCCTCGCGCCTCTTTTGACACGTGGCGGGCGGAGTGGCACTTGCGCTAACCGTCTCTCTGGAATCTTCGCCTGCTGGCCTCGGCTTCGATCTGGCCCGAGTTGTCGCCAATGACGCCAGAACTTGAGGGCATGGAAGCCGCAGCTCCGGCTCCTCGGACGCGCACGGGCTACCTGCTCGAGCAGCGGGAGTATGCAGCGCGGTTTGCCACCAGCGAGCGGACCATCAAGCGATGGGTGAAGACGGGCCGCATGGGCGGCGAGCTGCCGCCTTTGGACGCCCCGGCGGCCATGCCGGCGTGGTGGGCCCGGTTCTATAAGCAGCGCGTCCCGCCGTGCATTCTCCAGGCTGCGCAAACGTCCGCCCCGCCGCCACCGCCCGCTCCCAAGCCTCAGAGCAGCGAGCCCGCACCGTCGCCGCCCCCAGCGCCCCCAGTGGCCACGTCACAGCCTGCGCCGTCATCGGAGGGCGATGTGGGCACCGGGTTCGGCGAAATGCTGGCCCGAGTGCGGGAGGCCGAGCGCGCGGCCTACCTCGAATACGACACCGCCCTGAAGGCCAACGATGAAGGCAAGCTGCCGCTGGCGCGAAAGACCTGGGCGGAGTTGTCCAAGCAGCTCCGGGAGCTGGAGCGGGATTCGCATGACATCCTGAGCCGATCCGGCGCGCTGGTCGAAAAATCGAAGGTGGAGAAGGTGTTGGCTGAGATCCACGTGCCCATCGTCAATGGCGTTCGCTCGATGTGGCGCCGGGTGAAGGCCAAGATGCAGGCCGCCTCCGAATCGCAGCAAGACCGAGTCTGGCAAGAGGAGTGTGACCGGCTCTTCAGTCGTTTGGGGGCCTCCGAGTTCACCCGTTATGATTGACGCCCTCCGGCAATGGCTGGTCGGGCAGATGGCCGGTCACTACATCCCCCGGCCGCGTGAGAACGCCTGGCAGTGGGGAGAGCAGAACATCCTGCTCCGCCCCGAAGAGTCGCAGGATTTCAGTGGTCCGTGGGATTCTTCGCGCACCCCCTACACGCGCTTCATGATGGAGTTCGTCACCGGGCAGTTCGGCGAGAACGTCAAGTTCCTGCCAGGCTTCGAGGACCAGCAGTGGGACGAGTTCATTCAGATGAAGTCGTCCCAGACCGGCTTCACGTTGTCCGTGCTGATCATCATCGCCTACTTCGTCGCGGTCATCCGTAAGAACGTCCTCTACTCCATCGACAGCCGCGACGAGGCCCGCCGCATCAGCAAGAGCCGCCTGCAGCCGCTGCTGCAAGACTGCCCGGCCACCAAGGCCCGCATCTCCGAAGACGAAGACGACCTCAGCAACCTCACCCTCTTCCTCCAGGGCCTCGTCATCTACCTCATCGGCTCGCACTCGGAAGGCGCGTTCGCCAACAAAAGCTGCTCACTCGTCATCGTGGACGAGGCCGACGTCCACAAACGCCCCGAGCCCGGCATGCCGGAAACCGTGGATCTGGCGCGCGACCGCCTCAAAGCCTCCGGCGGCGGCAAGCTCATTCTGCTCTCGAAGCCGAAGACCGAAGCCGACGTCACCTCGAGAGAGTTCCGCTCGGGCACCATGCACAAAGGCTTCGTGCCCTGCCCCCACTGCGGCCACATGCAGGAGCTCGTGATGGAGCGCGTCCGCTACGACCACTGCAAAGACCTGGCCGGAGACTACGATCTCCAGCGCGTCCTCCATGAGACGTTCTACGAGTGCGAGATGTGCCATCAGGCCATCTACGAGCACCAGCACAAGCCCGCCATGCTGGAGAAGATGGAGATCCGGCAGACCAACCCCCGCCCTCAGCCCGGCAAGCTCTCCTGCCACATCTCCGACCTCTACAGCCCCTTCGAGAAAGCCAGTTGGGGCCGCCTGGCCGTCGAGTTCATCGAGGCCCAGAAGAGCGTCACGAAGCTCATCAAGTTCGTCACCTCTCGCCTCGGCCTGCCTTGGCGTCTTCAGACCAGCGAGCGCACCGCCAGCGACATCATGAACCTCCGCGCCGGCTACGCTCGCGGCGCCTGCCCGATCCAGCCCTTCTTCTCCGCCATCGCGGCCGACACCCAGGACGACGTGAAGAAATGGATCCGCGGCTGCTTCGCGCGCAACGGCGACCTCTACGTCGTGGACTGGGGCTTCACCCTTTCGTTCGAAGAGCTCAACGACCTCCTCGCCGATCCGATCCCCACCAAGGTCCCCATCGGATGGAAGCCATCATCCGGCATGGATGGCATCGAGACCGTCAAGCCCCTCGTCGGCATCATCGACGAAGGCGGCCACCTCACCACCGAAGTCCGCCGATTCTGCCTGCGCAGCGAGGGCCGGTGGTGGGCATGCAAAGGCCGCGGCCGCATCCAGACCAAGCACACCGTCAGCGAATCCATCGCCAACGTCCAGGGCGAGAGCCTCACCGTCTACCACTTCAACGACGATGACTTCAAAAAGCAGCTCTACGTGAACCGCATCGGCAAAGCCCAGCGCATCCGCGACGGCAAAGAGCGCGGCCCCACCATCTACCTCCCGGACGATCTCGACGGAGAATTCATCGACGAGCTCATGAGCGAGAAGCTCACCAAGGAAAAGGACCGATACGGCTTCACCCGCGAGATCTGGAAGAAAGACCCCGGCGTGCCCAACGACTTCGGCGACGCCCTCAAGGAGCTGCTGGTCATCTGGTATGTCATGGAGCCGTGGCTCGTGGCCAACGAAGAGGAGCAGGAGAAGGCCAAAAGCGAAGAGGCGAACTCCGGAGGCCAGCCATGAGCGATAGCAAATTGGCAGAACCGGCTGGTTCGACAATCTGACCTATGCAATACCACGGAAAACTCTACGGCAAGATTGGCCGACATCAGATCCCGCTCAAACTCACATCGGAGGACGTCGACCGACTGGAGGCCGAGAACGCGAAGCTGCGGGAAATACTCGGGCGACTTCAGAACTGCGCCAGCGCACTTCTTGGCTGGCACTCTGACAACATGAGCCTCGGAGCCGTCCGCGAAGTCACGCAGGCCATGAAGGACGCCGAAGAGGTTTTGTCGAACGAGGCCCACCGCACCAAAGACCATTGAAACCCTTCGCGCGTGTGCCACAATCTAAGCTCTGCCGTGCATAACCAACTGTCCGAACAAGGCGACTGTCGCGCTGCCCTCGCGGGCCTTTCCAAGAGGGCGGCCACGGTCTTGATTCTCCGCGGGTTTGATACCAGGGAGAAGGTCCTTGCGGGTCTTGCCCGCGGTGAGATCGCGGCGCGCGGAGGGGTGCGTTGGATCGGCCCCATGACTTACTTGGAAGTCTGCGCGTGGGCAGGAGTCGCGCCGACGATGCCCGGCCGGCGCTGGAAGTTCGACCCCTACACTGGCAAGGCGCTCCAGACTGTTTGACACCCTCGCGCCCGTAGCAGGGTGGAGGAACGGTCACTCAGGAGGCCCATACCCTTCGCAAGCGGGTTCGACTCCCGCCCCTGCAAAACTTTTCCTGGGGGGGAAAACAAAGCGGCGCGGCCTTTTCATGGGGGCCGCGCCGCAAGTTTGACACCGCCGCGCTGCGGATGACCTCCACCGAGCAGATTCTCGTCGCCAAGAAATACCTGCGGCGCAAATACGCCAACGACGCCACCGGGCTCAGGTTGCTCGCCGACACCATCGCCACCGGTGCGTTCGAGGCCGTCACCATCACCGGCAACTCCTACGAAGGCGGCAGCGCCAGCGGCCAGATCACCTTCGAGCCCCTGGCCTACTTGTCGGCCGTCGAAGACGTCATCGCCGAGATCGACCCCGACAACGTCCCCGCACCGGCTCCCATGGTCATGGAGTCCACCTTCTGCCATCGCCCTGTTCTCACATGAGTAATCGCCCCCGTAAACGCAGCGCACCTCGCGCCTCGCGCAACGTGCCGCCCGGCGATGCCGGGTTGCCCAGCATCACCGTCCCCGCCGCCTCCGTGTTCGGCTTCGGCGCGCCCGGCGGATACCAGGGCGCGCAGCGCTCGCCCAACCGCGGCTACATCTACTGGCCCACCCTCGATCCGAAGCGCGAGCTCAACCAGTTCACGCGCCGCGAGCTCGCCCGCCGCATTCACTTTCTCTGCGCGAACGTCGGCCTGCCCAACCGCCTCATCACCGGCATCCGCAACATGGTCATCGGCACCGGCCTCGTGCCCCGGGCCATCACCCGCGACCGCGCCTTCAACCTCGCCGCCACCAAGTATTTCGAGAACCGCTCGTCCTCCGCGCTCTCCTACGATGTCACCGGCAAATTCAGCGGCTGGGAGATGCAGCGCCAAGCCTACGACACGCGCTTGAAGGACGGCGACGCCGCCATCGTCTACAGCAAGAGCGAGTCCGGCCGCACCCTGCGCAAACTCTACAGCGGCCTCGTCATCGGCAACGGCAGCGACCAGTGGCTCGCCCAGGACAAATGGATCGACGGCGTCTTCCTCGATTCCCTCGAGCGTCCCGCCCTCTACCGCTTCCTCGCCGAGGATGGCCGCCGCGCCCGCGACATCGCCGCGCAGGACATGGTCTTCCTCGCCCGCTATCACGCCCCCGGCGCGATCCGCGGCGAGCCCATCCTCAAGCACGCGGCCAACAAGCTTACCGACATCGTCGAGGTCCACTCGAGCTGGATGCAGCAGATCAAGAATTCCGCCACCATCGGCTACTACATCGCCGCCGCGCAAACCCCGGCCAGCGCCCAGAGCATGCCGCAAGAAGTGCTCAAGCGCCTCCACGGCAACATGGCCCAGACGACCGAGACCGCCGACGGCCGCAAGGTCACCCTCAAGCTCGTCATGGGCAACGGCAACGAGATCGCCGAGCTGCCCCCCGGCTACGACATCAAGACCCTCCTCGACCAGCGCCCGCACCCGAACCAGAAGGAACTGCTCGAGGAATTCATCCGCGACATCTCCTGGGGCGCGGGCATCAGCTCCGACCTCCTCTGGAACATCTACAAACTCGGCGGCGCCAACACCCGCTTCGTCCTCTCCGACGCGCAGACCTACGTGGAAGTCGAGCAGGACACCCTCGTCTATGGGTGGCTCATGCGCGACTACGTCCAGGAGATCGCCGACGGCATCGCTACCGGCGCCCTGCCCCCGTGCGAAGATCCCGAGTGGTGGGCCCACGGATGGGTGCCCCCGGCCCGCCAGACCGTGGACTTCGGCCGCGACGGCCGCATCTACCTCGAGGAATACAACCGCGGCCTCATCACCACCGAGCGCTACTTCGCCCTCAAAGGGCAGGACGCCCGCGAGGAATTCATCGCCGAGTGCGACTTCGCCGAGTTCCGCCGCGAGGAAATGAAGCGCCGCAACCTCACCGAGGCCGACTTCGCCTATCAACGCTCCAGCGCCGCCGCGGCCGCCACGGCACTCGCGGACCCGGCCGCCGCGCCCGATCCCGAAGAAGATCCGAACGACAACCCAGACAACGAGGAGGAATCCGACAATGAACGAAGCAACGCTTAACTACCCCCGCATCTACCAGAAAGTCTTCAACGAGCCCTGGCTCATCGAGCCCGGCGCGCACCGCGCCATCTGCACCGCGCTCGTCAGCCATCAGGCCGCGCCGCTCGCCGAGCGGCAACATGGCGACAGCCGCAAGCCCAGCGAGTATATCGACTACTCCGGCCGCAAGCAGCCCATCGACTACTTCCACCGCATGGGCTCTATGGCTCGCCTGCCGATCTCCGGCATCATCAGCAAGCACGTCTCGCTCATGGAGACCCTCTGTGGCGGCTTCGACCTGGCCAACGCGCAGAAGGGACTCGAGCAGGCCATGGCCGATCCCGAGATCAAGCACATCGTCCTCGACATCAACTCGCCCGGCGGCACCGTGACGGGAGTCCCGGAATTCGCCGCGATGGTCCGCCGGGCCCGCGAGGTCAAGCCCGTCATCACCTACACCGAGACCCTCATGTGCAGCGCCGCCATGTGGATCGGTGCCCAGGCGGAGATGATCATCGCCACCCCGAGCGCCCGCGTCGGCAGCATCGGCGTCTATCAGACGTGGCTGGATGATTCCCTGGCCAACGAGATGGAAGGCTACCGCCGCGAGCTCTTCGAGGCCGGCAAGCACAAAGCCATCGGCCTCCGCCCGCTCACCGAGGAAGAGCGCGCCATTTTCCAGGCGGGAGTGGACGAGATTCACGCCGAGTTCAAGGCCGAGGTCCGCAACTTCCGCACCGTCCCCGATGAAGCCTGCGAAGGCTTGGTCTACTGGGGCGCCGACGCCCAGCGTGTCGGCCTCGTGGACGCCTTCGTGGACTGCTTCACCGACCTCGAGGAATTGCTCGAAAATCGGACCGACTGACACTGTCCGTCCGCAAAAAACGGTCCAATTCGGGGGAGTGAAGACGTCTTCACTCCCCCGAATTTTGCCCCGCCATTTGACAAGTCGGCGAGGGCATCATGCTAAGACTTGCTGACCTCAAGACCGCCCTCGCCGACAAAGCCGAACTCACGCGCCAGCTCGCCGAGGCCACCGCCAACCTTTCCACCGCGCAAGCCGATCTCGTCACCGCCCAAGCGGAGGCCGCCGCCGAGAAGACCCGCGCCGACGGCCTGCAGGCCCAGATCGAAGAGGCCAACACCGCCCTCGCCGAGCTCAACGGCAAAGTCACCAACCTCGAAGCCGAGCAGAAGACCGTCTCCCAAGCCGCCGTCGAGAAGCTCCACGAGCTCGGCGTCCCGGCCGCGGAACTCCCCAAGGGCAACCTCGATCCGGCGAAGGTCGACAACGTCATCACCCGCGCCGAATTCGACGCGCTCCCGATCGACGCCAAGAACGCTTTCTTCCGCAACGGCGGCAAGATCGAAGGCTGATCATTTGACACACCGGCACATCACGAACCCAACACTAACCACCACACCTCATGCCCAACACGCTCACACTCTCCGCCCTCGCTGAGAACATCTACAAAGCCCGCGACATCGTGGCGCGCGAAGCCATTGGCTTCCTCAACTCCGTCACCGTCAACGGCGGTGAGGAGGGCGTCAGCCTCGGCGGCACCGCGAACTCCATCGTCACCCAGGTCCCGACCGTCAACTCGTCCATCACCCCGGCGATGAGCATCCCCGCGGCCGACGACCAGACGATCGGCGTCGAGCAGGTCGTCATCGACCAGACCGCGAACGTCCGCATCCCGCTCAACGGCGAGCAGTTCCTCAAGCTGGCCAACACCTCCGGCACGCAGGTGGCCCTCGACCAGATGATCGCGCAGGCCCTCCGCGCCATCACCAACACCATCGAGGCCCACGTCGGCGTCGTGGTGAAGAACGCGTCGAGCCGCGCCGTCGGCACCGCCGGCACCACGCCCTTCGCCAGCAATCACAACACCATCGCCTCGCTGCGCCAGATCCTCGCGGACAACGGCTGCCCGATGAACGACGGCCAGCTCTCGCTCATCCTCAACACCTCGGCCGGCACGAACCTGCGCAACCTCGCCAACCTCTACAAGGCGAACGAGGCCGGCAGCACCGACCCGCTCCGCCGCGGCGAGCTCCTGAACCTCTTCGGCTTCTCCATCAAGGAGAGCGCCGGCGTGGCCAGCCACACCAAGGGCACCGGCACCAGCTACCAGGTGAACCAGACCGGCCTCGCCGCCGGATCCACGGCCATCACGGTGGACACCGGTTCCGGCACCATCGTCGCCGGTGACATCATCACCTTCGCCTCGGGCGCGGGCAGCGGCCACAGCTACGTGGTCAACTCCGCCCTCGCCTCGAACGTGGTCACCCTCGGCCGCCCCGGCCTGCGCGGCGCCATCGCGGACAACAACGCGATCACTGTCGGCAACGACTACACGGCGAACGTCGGCTTCCACCGCGCCGCGGTCGAGCTCGTCCTGCGCCCGCCCGCGCAGCCGCCCGGCGGCGACGCCGCGGTCGACAGCATGGACGTCTTCGACCCCGCCTCGGGCCTCAGCTTCAACGCCTCGCTCTACGCGGGCTACAAGATGAACGCCCTCGACCTCACGGTCTACTACAAGGCCAAGGTCTGGAAGTCGGAGTTCGTCGCCACGCTCCTCGGCTGATCTTCCCGGCCAGCCCCGGCC